TCTATTTGCCTTAATCCCATGTTTTTTGCAACTCCTATATAATTCAAAAGTTTTCCCATTGCGGTTAATTCTGCCATATTATTTTTTTTAAATTATACCAAACATCGAATCTAGTTTCTTTTCATCGTTCTTTTTTTTCCTTTGCGCATTTTCGCACATTTTACAGTATACAGCCATCTTATCAGATCTTGAAGTTGATTTGCTAAACATTGTTTTTTCTTTAAACTTTTGACATTTAGGACATATTTTTCCTTCCATTGTTATAAGTTTTTTTTAATTAAAAAATAAATTTCATTCGCAATGTAAAAACAAATTGCAGTAGGTATAGCAACAATAAAAAAGAAAATAACCTGTACAATCAATTCAAGATTTTTTTTCATATTAATCCAATTATTAAAATTGCAACCATTGCTACAATGAATCCAAAAATAAAACCATGTTGAAATTGACGGTTATTCATCTACTTGTATTTTTATTTGTTTACCATTAATAAGATCTTCAATAACAAATTCTAAAAGATTTCTTTGTTCAGGTGCTAGTAATGAAATGCGTTCCATTATAGCGCGGTATGTCAAAGGATCGGAATTAATTTCTTTTTGAATGCCATCACGTATTTCATCGGTAAAATGTGGGTAGGTTGCAATGTCTCGAAGGATCCATTTGCATTTTTTGGAATAGTTATCGAACAGGACACATGATCTTGATCCTGGATATTGCCTGACTATATCATCCATGTATTCCGTTGCGATTCTAAGATGATGGATTGATGTGATAAAATTAGATACCATTTTCAATAGTTTCAGGATCAGGTAAAATTATTGACTTAATATAACCTGCACTTCTAAATCCTTCTACACAATCTTTTAGAATAGCTACAGCATTCCCACTGTAGATCATTGCATCTATGAGTTCACCAATCAAGAGGTGACGATCGTGTTGATTCATTTCGGTCCATTTAGGCAAAGACATCTTGGACATAAGCTTTGTGTTTTAGTTGTTATTGTATATTTTGATTTGCAGATCCGGCACTTGATCCATATCGGATTTAGATTCATGATCTTTTTCTTTGTAGAAGTTTCCATACTTTTCATACTGCCAGATCTCATAAGGTGTTATCGGCAGAATTGATCTTGAATCTGACCTACTATCCAAAGCATCGTAATAATAATTCCCCATGTAATAATTGTTTTAGGTTTCATGATTTGTTGCAGTGTAGGATGCTGCTCCCCTTATTTATTTATTATTTTACTAAGTATCTGTAGTGTGGTCTAACAATCTCTCCACATGCTATTATTGTCCATGCTTTAACTTGACCAAGTTCGTGAGTAATAACCAACTCAAAGTTAACACCTACATAACCACTCTTAATTTTAAAGTTTTCAGATATTCCTTTGCTTATTAATCTATCTGCTAATTTTAACAATGAATTTTCGTAATGCAACTCACCATATTTAACTTCTGTAGCAATGTATTTCTCAAGAGGTACAGATGCAATAGAACTTAATCTTAAAAATGTTTTCTCAGCTTCATTTGCTTCTTTTCTTAATATATTATTTTTCCAATCTGCTCTCCATGTTTTATATGCTTCTGATTTTACTTTATGAGCATTTGAAAGTTTTTCAACTGCACTGTTATGCATTTCGTTCGCACTGTCAATTACCTTTTGGATATAATCAGCTTTAAGTTCTTGTGTTGCTATTCTAAGATCAGAAACTAAAGTATCAGAAACCTCAACAATATTAGAAAAAATCTCAGAAGTTTTGTAGTTGCTAAATTCTTTTCTTACAATATCTTCAACCATGCTAACAAGAGGAAGATAGTTCCTGTCATTAATAGAGATAGATAATTTATCATTTTTAAAAGTCACTTTGCCATAAGCATCAATATCTATATTACGATAAAAACCATCTATCTTTCTTGGAGCTTTGTAAGTCACTTTGAATGTTGCAGTTACTTGTTTCATGTTGTTTTTTTTAGTTGTTATTGATGGAGTAAAAGTACAACTTTATTTTAAATAAAAAAATATTTTTTAAAATATTTTTAAGAAGTGGCCGGTTTCCAGGCCATTTATTTTATCTACCTAGGTTGGCTATATTCATCACGGCTTTCTCAAGATGTTCAATTATTGAATCGTGATGCACTCCAACAGGATAAAAGCATCTAACTTTTACGCCAAGATCCTTGTTTGATACAGTGGCTTTAATGTAACCTTTGTTAGATTCGTCGATCTTAAAAACGTTGTCTAGCTTCTTAATTGTCTTCATTTTAGATGTTTTAGTTATTAATCGTATAGCTAATATACTAATAAACATTAAATAAATAATATTTTTTAAAATAAATTTATTTTTTTTTATGAAATATTAATCTTAGTTTCGCATAAATCAAAAAACAAATAAATGGAAAAACAAACAGCAGGTAGGAAAAAACTACCAGACAGCGAAAAGGTAAAAATGGTTTCGGCCTACATTAAAGACAAACACAAGATTGAGATTGTCAAGAAATTCGGGTCACTTACAAACGCAGTAAAAGAATTAATTATACCTAAACTTTAAAACAATGAATAACTTACAACTAAAGAAAGCAACTAGAAAAAAAGTCAAATTAAGATTAAACTTATCAGCGCCATCTGGAGCAGGTAAAACCTATGGTGCACTACTATTAGCAAAAGGACTAGTAGGATCATGGGACAAGATTGCAGTAATAGATACAGAGAATGGATCTGCGTCACTGTACGAACATCTTGGAGATTTTAATGTTATAGATCTTGATCCACCTTTCTCTCCTGAAAGATACATAGATGCAATTGATGCATGCGTTTCCGCTGGTATGGAAGCAATTATAATAGACTCTTCTTCTCACGAATGGTCTGGTCCTGGTGGTTGTTTAGAGATCAATGAGAAACTTGCTCAAGCAAGATACCGTGGAAATACTTGGTCCGCATGGAACGAAACAACACCAAGGCATGATTCTTTTGTACAAAAAGTGTTGCACTGTGATTCACATATCATAACGTGTACTAGATCTAAGATGGAAACTATCATGGGTGAAGACAAGAAGATCAAGAAGGTTGGTATGAAAGATATACAAAGAGATGGTTGGGAATACGAGCTAACGGTATCTCTTAGTATAGACAGAGACACTCACATGACTGTTGCATCAAAAGATCGTACAGAACTGTTTGAAGGAAAGGAACCTTTTAAGATAACAGAGAAAACCGGTATGATGATAAAGGATTGGTGTGACAAAGGTATTATGCCTGAAAAACCTAAAGAAGTAGATTACATTGCAATGTTAGATGATTGCAAGAGTAAAGAAGAACTAACAGAAGTATGGAAGTCGCTTCCAGTTAGCGTTAGGGCATCACAGGACGTAATTGATTTTAGTAAAGTAAAAGCATCTAGTTTCAATAAAATAGTTGATCTATGAACCTCAGAGAAGTAAATATAATTGAAAGACCATTATCTAAGGAAGAAATATCAAAGATAGTTAATAACATATCTGACCTTGTTAATGAAGGGTTTTACAACAGTATACATGTTGCAATCATTATGAACAGTCTAGAGCATTTAACTAAAATGGTTAAAGAAAAAATACAATCAGATGTTCTAAATGAACTGTATAAATATCCTAAAAATAAAGCAGAGATCCATGGGGCTACTGTATCATTAATGGATTCAGTAAAGTACGACTATTCAAATTTACCTGGTTGGTCAGAACTTGAAGAACAAATCGTTGCCTTAAGGTTACAACAGAAAGAAATTGAAGACGTAGAAAAAAAATATCATAGAGGTGATCTACCGATAAAATCTTCAACATCTACATTTAAAATTCAATTAAGTAAAATCTAAACCGCTGGTTGACGGGTAAAATCAACCAAAACAATTATGGCAACAAATATTGCAGTCAAACTCGATGTCATGAAGATTGACAAGAAAAAACTTTATCAAGGTGAAAAAGGTACCTACCTAGACGCTGTTATTATTATGAAAGATGAACCAGATCAGTATGGTAATATCGGGATGATAGTACAGAATAGTACTAAAGAAGAAAGAGAACAAGGTATAAAAGGTGCTATACTTGGAAATGTTAGGTATATCCAAAAACAAGTACAAGAACAACCAAAAGCAGATTTTGACGATCTTCCTTTCTAAAACCAATTGGGGGACTAAAAATCCCCCATTTTAAAAACTAAAACATGAACATATTACAAAAAGCAGACGAAATAGTAAATCTTAGATCAGAAGAAAAAGAAAGAGAATACGGACCATTTGAAGAAGGTATGAAGAAAGCCGCAGACATAGCAACATTAATATGTGGTAAAGAAATATCTACTTCAGACATGTACATCTGTATGATAGCTTTAAAACTATCTAGAGAAGCATACTCTCATAAAGAAGACAACCTTTTAGATGCATGCGCTTATATTGGTTCACTAAATAATACATATAACAAATGAAAACAGCTTTCGTAGGTATATTAAACAACCCATCAACAAGCCTCAACAGTCACTCTGCAGGTTGGAATGAAATAGTAAGAAGATTAACTGATGAAAATTCTGTTATCTTAAATGAAAAAGACAATTGGTTAGAATATGATAGATTGATCATAAACCATGGTCCTAACTTTAGAGAAGGTTCATTCAATATGATAGGAGGTATGTCATTCGAAATAGAATCAAGGATAAAAAAACTAATCGAATGTAAGCAAGAAGGAATTGAAATACTTCAATATGATGGTTTTCAAATGCAAGATTTTTTAACTAAAAGAAAAATAAATTTCTATTGGTCAGGCGAAATAAAAAAATACACAATACAACACGATAGAAAATTGTTGTTAGGTGACAGTCATTCTATTTCTGTTTGGCCTGGTACTGACTACACTATTCATAGGCTAGATGGTAAAACGTTATACGGATTCCTTAAAAATCCATATCCAGCAAACTATCTTTACTTTGGTAATATTGACATTCGCTTTCATTTGTGTAGGCAACCAGACCCAGAAAAAGCAACAATAGAACTAGTTAAAAGATATATCAACTTTGCTAAAGAATGTAGAGCTAAAGTATCTTGCTTACTACCTGTTGAATCTGAATCAAGAAAGATACCAACTACTGGAATGTATAAAGGTAAAAAGTTCTACGGATCTAGAGAATTAAGAAGTAAGTTGGTTAATTTATTCAACTACTACCTAATTGATTCTGGCTTAGAAGTTAATGTATGGCCACATGAATGGTACACTAACATAGAAAATTTTGAAAAAGAAGTAATGGAACCTAAGCAATCGGTTCATTTAAGGCCTAAATACTACGCATCTAGAATCACTCATCTTCAATCAAAACTATTCTAATGAAAATAATACCAGAAGTACTAGATGCTCTAGATGAGTATCACGAGAGAAGTTTACTTATGCAGAAGTATTACTTTGAAAAACAAGAGATAGAAAATTTAGAACAAAAAGTGAATGATGATCTAATATTCAATGTTCCAATATATGACATGTTGGATAGACGCTACGCCGCGTTCAGTTCATTTCTTGAAGCTCTAGATAAAAAAGAAGATGATCCAAAAGGAAATGGAATTAGATTCAAGGATCATAAAATAGACAAGGAGTTCGATCTTTTCATGTTATATTATTTATTTAGATTGTGTGGCTCAGGTATTAATTACAAACCTGGTTCACATGGTTTTGGCAACTTTTGGATTGTTGAGTTAATTGAAAAAGGTTATTATACAAATGAAAAATGGATAGAATATATTCCAGAAAATAAATTTTGTGACAATAAAGGTTATTTACTTCCTCAGTTTTCTATTGGACTTAAAGGTTATATAGAGAAATTTTCTATAGAATTAGTTCACTTTTTGTATAATGAAGTTCTTTTAAGAAAACATAACATAATAGAGTTAGTAGACAAAGGAAACGATTGGTTGCGTAATCGTGGATTTAAAAGACAAAACTTTGTTTTATCTGCTTTTGCTGCAGATGTTGCAGAATACTTTCCACAATACGTAGATCCATCTAGTATGATCTATGCAGGTACTAATGCAAAGAAATGTATAAGAGCAATATTTGGAAGATGTGATGAATCTGAAGCAATAGATTTTCTAGCAAAAAGATATAATTCTATTCCATATTCTGTAGAGGATAGTAGACTTTGTGATCCTGTTAGATATTTTTTAGATTATCAATCAAGGTACCACATAGAGAAAAATAATGGTAAAGTATTTCAAAACAACTCTTTATTAAAAAAAATATGGACTCAAGATCAATACAAAAGTTTTCAATCACAACTTCAGAAGTAAACAAAGACGACGTCTATTCAAAACAACAGTATATAGATATGGTTGGTGATTTCACTAGCTCATTTGATAAACCTGTAATTGAATCAATAGAAGATAGAATAGTTGTTAGAGAAGACGTGTTATCAGTAGGAACAAAAGCTAGAGCTGGTGAACTACTAATAGCTACAGCAGAATCAGATACGATTGTATACGTACAACCTAGGTTTGGTTTTGCTGGTATTTCACTAACAGAACTATGTAAAAAGTACAATAAAAGACTAGTACTGTTTATGCCTTCTTCTAAAGAAATATCTGACCATCAGGCATTTTGTATAGAAAATGGATGCGAATACCACTTCCATAGGATAGCTGCAATGCCTAATCTTAATCTAATCGCTAAAAGATGGGCAGATGAAAACAATGGAATGTTCATTCCACTAGGCCTGAAACATAAACTAGTAACAGCAATGATAGTTAAGACAGCTAGTGAAATAGATGAACCAAAATCTTTCTGGACAGCATTTTCGACTGGAGTATTAAACAGGGCACTACAAATAGCATGGCCAAACTCTATAGCAAATGGTGTTGCAGTATCTAGGAATATTCACGATGGAGAAAAAGGTAGAGCAAACATTATTTCACACTATAGGAACTTCAGTCAAAATAGTTTAATATTGCCACCATTTCCTAGTGCTAGGAACTATGATGCAAAGGTATGGGAATACACAAAGCCTGGTGATCTATTCTGGAACGTAGCTGGAGAAATTAAACATTCACTAAATAAACAATCAATTAAATCTTACAGATCATGGAACTAAAAAATGAATTTCAATCAATTAGAGACTGGGCAAAAGAAAGAGGGATCTATGAAAAAGGAGATCCTAAGACTCAATTCCTTAAACTTCAAGAAGAAGTAGGTGAACTTGCTAAAGCAATACTAAAGAATGATGAAGAAGAGATTATTGATGCAATTGGAGATTGTGTAGTAGTATTGACTAACCTTTGTGAACTATGTAATGTAAAGATTGAAGGTTATGATTACGTTGGACAAATTAATCAATTAACTATAGAAGATTGTATTAATTCTGCTTACAACGTAATTGCAAAAAGAAAAGGAAAAATGATCAATGGAACGTTTGTCAAAGATTAAATTCTATTTATCAATAGCAAAAGAAGTTAGCAAAGCTTCTTATTGTGAAAGATCTAAGGTTGGTGCTATTATAGTCAAAGAAGATAACATTATCTCTTTTGGTTATAATGGCACACCTTCAGGCTTTGAGAATATTTGTGAAATTGACGGTCAAACAAAGAAAGAAGTTTTACACGCAGAGTCTAATGCAATAACAAAGTGTGCTAAAAGTTTCTATAGTTCTAACAATTCACAAATGTATCTAACTCTTTCACCTTGCTTTGAATGTGCAAAACTGATCATTCAATCTGGAATAAAAGAAGTATATTATATCGAACAATATAGAGATACTTCTGGTATTGAACTTCTAAAACAAACAAATGTACACATTGAACAAATTTGATAACGCAGAAAAGGCATTTGAATACTACTACTTTTTAATAAATCATTTAGGTTTAAAAGTAGGTAATACAAAGATGCTACATAATGTAGGGTTTGAAATATCTAACCCAGTAGATAACGACATCAAAACACCTTGGAGGAAATTTAATAATCAATACGCAGAATATGAATTTAACTGGTATCTGTCAAAAAACAGATCAGTTGAAAACATAAAACAAAAAGCCAAGATCTGGGACACCATGCACAATGGCGACAACATCGTGAATAGTAACTATGGTTGGCAATGGAGTAGGAACAATCAACTAGATTATGTCATATCAGAACTAGAAAGAGATAACAACTCTAGAAGAGCAGTACTTACAATATATGATGGCAAAGAACACGATCAATACAAGTATGACACACCATGTACACTATCTATTGTATTTTGTATACAAGACGATAAACTATGCATGACTGTAACGATGAGAAGCAATGATCTAGTATTTGGATTTTGTAATGATCAATATTGTTTTTCAAAGTTACAACAGATGGTTGCACTTCGCCTAAAGAAAGAAGTTGGTTGGTATTATCATTTTGCTCAAAATCTACACATATATGAAAAACACTTCAAGTTACACGAAAGATAGATATTGTAAAGCTCATGAAAGCTGGTTTAAAGAATCATACCCTAACGCATATAAGGATGGTTACTATCTAGATCCTAAACTTCCTAAGGTAGATACAGCAAATGGTCTTACTACTTATATCTGCAACTTCTTATCTTGGTCTGGTCATAGAGCAACAAGAATCAACGTATCAGGAAGATTAGTTGATGGAGTAGAAAAACAACCATCAGGAGCTAAGATAGGAGTAAAGAAATGGATTCCATCATCAACTAGAAGAGGTACAGCAGATATTTCAGCAACAATAAAAGGAAGATCTGTTATGATTGAAATAAAAGTTGGTTCAGATAGACCTAGAGAAGATCAACTAAAAGAACAGGTAAGAGAAAGAAAAGCTGGAGGCATTTATGAATTTATAAAAGATCCAGAACAGTTTTTTAATCTCTACGATAATTTGTAGTTTAGCAGTATAACGCTTGTAGCATAAGCGTATTAACTTTTTGGCCTCATTAACCCGATTGAGATGCTACCTTGATCGTGTGTTTTTGGGGCCATTTTTTTTTAACAATGAAAGAGTCATTTTACTTTTCACACGATAGCAACGCTAGGAACGACGTTAAGATATTAAAACTTAGAAGGAACCTTGGTTTTGAAGGTTATGGTTTATATTGGTGTTTGATCGAAATGCTTAGAGAAGCGCCAGAATATAAACTATCAATAAATTGTATTGATGATATTGCATTCTCATTTAACATCGATCAAAAGATAATAAAATCAATAATAAATGATTTTGATTTGTTTTTAACCGAAGATGAAACATTCTATTCTGAAAGACTGGTAAGAAGCATGGAACAGTACAAGCTTCTTAAAGAAAGGAAATCAATATCAGGAAAAGAAGGAATGAGAAAGAGATGGGATAAAACTAACAAACAAAATAAAATGATTTTATGATCAGCCATGAATCAATAATAAAACTAAAGGAACTATGTAAACTAACTGATGTTGTAGATAAATATGTTAAAACAAAAAGATCTGGCTCAGACTATGTTGCATGCTGTCCATTTCATAATGAGAAAACACCGTCATTTAAAATACCTACATCAAATAACTTTTACAAGTGTTTTGGTTGTGGTAAATCTGGTGATGTATTCTCATTTGTATCTGAAATAGAAAACTGCACATTCACTGAATCAGTAGAGATAGTTGCTAGACACTACAACTTTGAATTAGATACTTACACTAAAGAATATGTAAAGCCATTAAAGAGACTTGAGAAGATAAACCCAAGATATATTGATTGGTTTGAAAATAGATCTATTTCAAATAATACATTACTAAGGTTTAAAATATCTCAAGGAACAGAATGGATGCCTAAGTCAAAAGCCGAGGTACCTGTAGTATGCTTTAACTATTTCAAGGATGATGAGTTAGTAAACATAAAGTTCAGAGGACCTGGTAAAGACTTTAAACTATCTAAAGATGCTGAACTAATATTTTACAACATAGATTCGATCAAAGGTACTGATGAAGTAATTATAGTAGAGGGTGAAATAGACTGCCTAAGTATGTATGAATCAGGTATTTATAATTGTATATCTGTACCTAACGGAACAACACCAAACGGTAAGATGCAATTAAAATATCTAGACAATTGCTACGAGTATTTCATAGATAAAAAGAAGATCATTATTGCAACAGACAACGATGAAGTAGGTAAGAAACTAAAGGAAGAACTATCTAGAAGACTTGGTAAAGAAAGATGCTATGAAATAGAATTTCCTAATGATTGTAAAGATGCAAACGATGTACTAGTCAAACTAGGTAAAGATGAACTAAAAAGAATAGTACATGAAGCAAAACAATTTCCAATTGAAGGGATAGTATCTAATGATGAAATAGAAATAGACATCTGGGACTACTACAAGAATGGATACCCTAAAGGAGTTCAAGTAGGAATCCAAGGTTTTGATGATCATGTTAGACTAATGGATGGTCAAATGACAGTTGTGACAGGTATTCCAGGATCTGGCAAGAGTGAATTTACTGACTACATAATATCTAAAACATCTATAAACCATGGTTGGAAATGGGCAATCTGTTCATTTGAAAATACTCCACCAGTATTCCATGCCACAAAACTAATTGAGAAGCTATCTGGAAGATCATTTGACCACAGAATCGACCCGACTAATAGAGTATCAGAATTTGAACTTGACATGGTTATTGAGCATCTAAAGAATAATTTCAATTTTATAAACACAAATGAAACAGATATATCAATTGACGGCATATTAAATAAAACATCCGAGTTGGTTTTAAGAAAAGGAATTAAGGGACTACTAATTGATCCATGGAACTACATTGAACATAACATACCTAATGGCTATTCCGAGACGCAATACATAAGTGAATGCCTTACTAAAATAAAGAAAACAGCTTTAAAACTAGGCATCCATATTATAATAATTGCTCATCCAACCAAGCTTCAGAAGGACAAAACAACAGGTAAATACGAGGTTCCTACACTATATTCAATATCTGGTTCAGCTCATTTCTTTAATAAAACTGACAACGGAATAACAGTTTATAGAGACTTTCAAACCAATGACGTTACAGTATACGTACAAAAAGTAAGATATTCTTGGCTTGGAAAGATAGGTTTTATAACATATAAATATAATACTTTAACTAGACAATATGAGTACATTGAGTAGTTCTGTTATAACATTGTTATAACAGTGTTATAACAGACTCATAACACAGCTATAACAGACGCATAACAGAACTAAAACAATAAAAAATGCCAATATTAATGAATTTTATAATAAGTAAATCAATGAAAATCAATAGATTAATAACAGTGTTATAACACTGCTATAACACCGCTATAACAGTGTTATAACTATAAATATAAATACAGTGTGCGTGTTGTTCGCTAACGCGAACACGCACATAAAAAAAAGATTAATTTTGAACGTGGATAGCAAAGAGATACTAGAAGAAATTTACAAATCAAAAGACTTGAAAGAGTGCTTATCCAAGATCCGTCCTGTTCACATTCAGCAAGATATTTTACAATATACGTTTACTGAACTTTTAATGAAGGATGAAAAAATTATAATTGAACTATATGTGAAAAACAAACTAATGGCGTACATAGCTAAAATGCTTTACAACATGGTTAGATGGGAAAGAGGAACTTACAGGAAATCACTATCTAAAGAAGTTATTGTAGAAACTCTTCCAGATATGGCAGATGAACAACCAACTGAAATTATTGTTATACCTCTTAACAAGATATACTGGTATGACGCTAAAATCCTAGAACTATATGCTGAACTAGGAACTTACAGAAAGGTGGCAGAAGTGACAGGAATACCTCACATCACAATTTACCACACGGTAAACAAAGCTAGACGTAATATAAAAAAACATATAGAATTATGACTCCAATAGAAAAAGCTGATCAACTATGCCTAGCTATGCTATCTATAACTGATTGGCAGGGATCGGTAGATAGAACAAAAGAAGTAGCTAGACAATGTGCACTAGTTGCAATAGAAGAAATAATCAATTCAAAAAAAATACCAGACCAACTATTCTGGGAACAAGTAAAACAAAAAATAGAATCGATATGACACACTTAGAGTATTTGTACGAAAGGGTAAAACTAGGGATTGATGCCCACCCTTCAGAAAAAGAAATAGAAGACTTCATTTGGTACGCAAAACTAATTAGTCCACACAGGACATTTGTAGTCAAAGGATGCCAGGACTGCGTAAACGAATTAGTAAGATTTGTATTTGAAAACTCAAACAGAATAGAAAATGGGAACAACTAAAGGACTAGGAAAGTATATAGAGACTCCAGAAGAATTATGGAAACTATTTGAAGCATACAAAAAGGATACAAAAAGTAAACCTTTTGTAGTAACAGACTGGGTAGGTGGAATGGGTACTCAAGTAGAAAGGAAGAAAGAAAAACCTTTAACGATGGAAGGTTTTAGTATGTTTTGCTGGGACAAAATAAGCCAAGTAAAAGATTATTTCTCTAATCGAGATGGAAGATACGGCGAATATGTACTTATCTGCGCACGTATAAAGGAAGCTATTAGGCAGGATCAGATTGAAGGTGGTATGTCAGGTATGTACAATCCGTCGATTACACAAAGGTTGAATGGTTTGGTTGAGAAGACTCAAACAGACATAAAGGTTGAGCAACCGCTATTTCCTGAATAATGGCATTCATCAGAACAACAGCTATAAACAAGATCTTAAAGCTTAAGCGCTTTTGTAGAGGTGTGCAAGGTGGATCGTCGGCAGGAAAGACTTATGCTATACTTCCAATATTGATAGACATAGCGGCAAAACAACCATTCTCTGAAATATCAATAGTTGCTGAATCTATACCGCATCTTAAACGTGGTGCCATGAAAGACTTCAGGAAGATCATGGCTGAAACAGGGAGGTGGTTTGATGAAAGATGGAATGCTACAGACTTTAAGTATCAGTTTGCAAATGGATCACAAATAGAGTTTTTCTCGGCTGATAATGATGCTAAACTAAGGGGAGCAAGAAGGGACTGGTTGTACATGAATGAGGCCAATAACATGAACTTCCACTCTTACACGGAGTTGGCATCTAGGACAAAGCAAGGTGTTTACATGGACTGGAATCCAACTAATCCATTTTGGTTCCATGATGAACTAATAAATGATGATGATGTAGACTTCTTGATCATAAACTATCAAGACAATGAAGCCTGCCCAGAATCAGCATTAAACTTTATCCTAAAAGCAAAAGAGAAAGCAGATAAAGGATCGGGATTCTGGCAGAACTGGTACAGGGTTTATGGATTAGGTGAAATAGGATCACTAGACGGAGTTGTGTTCAACAATTGGCAATTATGCGATAAAATACCAGAAGATGCCGAGTTTATATCGTACGGTATAGACTGGGGCTTCACAAATGATCCCACAGCGCTAATAGAGGCTCACAGGCATAATGGAAAGATATACCTAAATGAAATACTATACCAAACAAAATTGACGAATGGTGAGATCGTATCTCGGCTGAAGCAATATGGCATATCTCAATCACAGTGCATAGTAGCTGATAGTGCAGAGCCTAAAAGCATCCAAGATCTAGCAAACGCTGGATTCTATGTTGAAGCAGCAAGGAAAGGTCCAGACAGTATAAAGGCATCAATAGACAGACTACAGCAGTACGAACTAATGGTCACAAAGTCATCTTTAAACCTGATAAAAGAGCTTAGACAATATAAGTGGGCAAAGGATAAAGATGGTAAAGCTTTAAACACACCAGAAGACATAATGAACCATGCAATTGACGCAGTTAGATACATCGGACTAAACAAACTAAGCCAATTCGAGAACAGTGGAGAATATTCTTTTGCAGATGATCTATATTAGTTAATTTTACATAGTTGTTTTAGTTAGTTGCCCTGATGTTTCTACGTCGGGGATTTTTTTTATCTAGAAACAAATCAATAAAAAACGCCACATACTATAGTATGACTTTATCTCAATATCAAAGATTGTCAGCATTATGGTCTGACCAAAACGATGAAGTAACACAGGTTGCATTGATAATCTGTGATTTATACAATTATTCCCACGAAGAGTTAGATAATATAGGTCCTAAAAAGTTCTTAAAGTATTCAAAGAAAGTTGAAAGATCCTTTACCAGAATAGGTAAGAAACCATGGTATAGCATGTTAAAACTGGAAAGAGATGCCAAAAAGATAACTCTTGGACAGTTTATAGAAGTTCAACACTTCTTAAAAATGGGAGAAATAGATAGCATGCATCTAGTTGGTGCATCTATATGGAAAGATAAACGTGATCATGAATTAAAGGCTGAAATATTAAGAAATAAAAAAGTAGAACATGTTCTTGAGGATATTACGTCTTTCTTGCTTTCGTTTGCTGAGCTTCTTGTTTCGTACAAAGGCTTATTTGAAACGGACGAACTACAAGAGGAAAATGAAGATGCAAAACTAGAGAAGCCACATCCATTCATAGAACAATATGGATGGATCTTCAGTGCTAAGAAAGTTGCTGAACACGAAGGCATAACACTAGAGAAAGCGTTTGAGCTACCAATTATTCAAGCATTGAATGATTTGTCTTACTTGAAGTCTGAACAATCTTATCAAAGAAAAATTAACGAGTAATGTCATACAAGAAGTTGGTGCATGAATTACTTGAGGGTAGCGACATAGAACTTGCTACATATAGCAATGATCAAGTTGAAACAGTAAAACTAAGTGATGTTGAAAATACTGTAATACAACTTGGAGCTGCTTATGTTGATGCAATAACAAATGAAATAGAAAAGAAGGATGTGAAAAGTTCTGGCAACATGCAAGAACTAATTACTCCAACTGATGTAGAATATAACAACGGTACTTATACTATTGGTATTAATGCTCCAGATTATGCATCTTACCAAGATGAAGGTGTAAATGGTTGGGCAATTGATAGAGGATCTAGATTTAGTTTTAAAACTAAAGGAGTAGATCCTAATGGTCAAATGGTTAGGAACCTAAAAGACTGGATACAAAGAGAAGGATCTTCAGCTAGAAATGTAAAAGTTTCAGTGACAGATAGAGAAAAAAGAGGTATGCAAATGAAAGATGCAACAACTCAAGCTGCGGCAAGAGCTGCTTATTTCATTAAAAGAAAAGGTATTAAACCAACTAACTTTTGGTCTGATGCAACAAGAGGCTTTGAACAATATGTAGAGAAAGAATTAGGTGAGGCAATAAAAATTGACGTTATAAATAATTTAGTAGTATGACATTTGAATTTACTCCAGTTCAGTATTCATCAGTAAACGATACGCTAGTATACGTAGTTTACGATGCACATGCAGCTGATCCAGCAACATATCCGAATTATAAATATGTGGCTGAACTTGAAATAAATGGAACTCAAGTTTTTAAAGGAAAGTACTTTCCACATCCAACATCTAACCGTGGAATCATTGATCTAAGCGCTGTAATAAGAGAATACTGCGTTCAGTCGTTCAACGCTTCCGTTGGTGGTGCAATGTTGGCTGATGAAATGGGCGAAGGCGAATGGAGAGTTTCATGCGTTGTTAAAATTCGTGAAGAGTATGGAACAACAACTTCATCAGTTTTGATCACTGATTCATCTAGAGTTTATTTTAACTACTACAACGTTAGGTATCCTGGTTTTGAATCACTATCAAATTATGATGATGATGTTTTATCTGATCGTCCATCAAATATTAATTTGACATTTACAACTGGTAACTATTTTATACCATATTTTGCAGAGGTATCAACATCATTCAATGTTGTTGTAACTGGTGGAACAGCAACAAGAACAAAAACGATTACACCAACTGCAGCAAATACAATGCAGTTAATTAACATATCTCCATCTGCAATCAATGATGATTACCCAGGAAACTTTACATCATCAACAACAACATATTCAGTTGCAATAGGAACAAAAACTTATGTTGTAAATATCATTTGTACAGGGTTATAC